CATGAGTTGTTGTCGTGCGTGCCGACGCGAAACACGATGCCGCCGCCACTGCCAACGCGTTGTCGCGGCGTAAAAGAAAGCGACTGCGTGCCGCGATTCCCTAGTTCAACTTGCCGCACGACGCGAGCGATACGCTCTGCCGCTGGGCGAGTGAACTGCACCTTCTGCTGATTCGAAGACTTGCCGTTGGGCCTTTGCGCCACAGTTCAATCCTCATAGATTGTCAGCACCAGTCTAGAACCTGCCACAGCAGATTTTGCAGCGTAGTCGCCAGGAGCAAGCCTCAGCACAGCGGCCTCGCCTGCCTTGAGCCGCACAGACTCATACAGGTTTGTCCCGCTGAGCCTGCCAAAGCTCACAGTGTGCGTCTCAGTTGTTGCGAGCGAGCGAGCGAAGCAGAGGCCGACTGCACCAAGTGTGCTGGTGCTGATGGCGGTCGTGCTGGTATCAAGCTCAAGCGTCACAGACGCCACGCCTGCTGTAGCCATGCTTGCAGTTACGCCAGAGGCCGCAAACGATTGCGAGAGCGAGCCTTTGGCGATTTGTCCGTTTATTGTGTAGTTCACGTCTGGCATGAGAAAACCCTAGAAAGGTGGCGTGCCAAAGAAACCTGTGAAATCCAGAGTCCTATACGGTCGCCGCTCAAGCATATCTGGCTCACCAGTTGTTCGTATGTCGCCACTAGATTCCAGCGGCTGCGGCGTTTGGCTCGCGACATTTTGACCATATGTCGAACTTCCTGACGCTGCGTCTGTGACATAGACAGGAGATTTCGGCCATGTGCCACCGGGCTTGTAGTTGAACCCGACGTTTGGCAGCTTAAGAATCCATGTCTCAGGGCGATAGATAAGCTCAACTGTCACTTCCCAGTATCGCACTTCTATGTTGTTGACCAGTTCTGTCTTTTGTTGCGCCCCAATGCCTTGGCATTTCCAAGTAAACGGAGCAGCACCAAGAAACACCGCACTGTTTATCGTGTTCGTTAATGCGTTTGCTATTGCCACAGGATATGTTGGCCGATTGCCAGCAATCACTGCGCGAACTTCGGCAGACTCAACAGTGAGTCCCTCAAAGTAGTCGCCAGCGGTATTGGTAAGCGGTTTTTCATCATCATTGGCTGGGCCTTCGTAATACGTTAGCGCAGGCACTGTTGTGGTCGCTGGCGAAAAGCTCCAGATGTCCGGCCTAGCCAAAGGATTCGGATCAAAATCAACCGTGCCGACGCTTGGCAGTTCGTACCGATACGAAACCTCAGCATGGTAAGGCGTCGGAGTGTTTTCCTTGACGCTGCCTTCAGTGCAACGCAGGAATGGATATTCTGGATGAAAAGCACCGTGGAAAATCCCGATGGCATTGAGGATCGCCTGTGTGCTTGTGGCTGGCGTTGTCAATGTCACGCCAAACTGTCGCTGTGCCGTTGGCGAATCGCCAAAGCGATGCGTAAAGCTGCGGCCAGTAAGCTCACGGTATGACGCAACGGTCATGGTGCTGCTCCAAGGATATCGACAGCAGGGGTCTGCCGCAGGTCTTCTCGCAATCCTTGCAGCTCTTCGACGGTTTGATCGTTGCCTTCCTCGACAGCACGCTCAACGCCACGGGTTGCGTCAACCGTTGCCTGCGGTGCTTCTGGTGGCTGCGCGAACTGCTCGCGAGTTTCGTTTAGCGTTGCTCGCAAACTTTCGATGCCGCCAACAAGCACTTGGCCGAGCCCTCCCTCGGCTCGCATCTGAATGCGCGCCTCCAGTTCTGCAATACGCGCCGCCTGCTCCTCTGTTGGGTCGAAGATTCTTTGCTGACGTGCACCGCCAAACTGGCCGCCTGGCAACATTCTTGTGCGAGTAGCCTGCTCTCTTATTCGCTCAAGCTCTTTCTCATCGGCTGTCTTCTCGACAACTCCAAGCGTGCCAAGAATCTTCAGTATGCCATCGGCTATCTGTGCAAGAACTTCGGCCAATGTCTGCAAGCCGCCAAGGAACGTGTCCGCAAACGCAAACAGGGCGTCAGTGATTGTCTTGGTGATGTTTTCAACGCCAACTTGCTTAACCATGTCCAGAATCTGCGTGGCAATCTTTTCGATTGTCGGAGCAAGATAACTCGTCACTTGCCCAACAATCCCGTTGATAGTGGCACCTATTTTGGTGAATGAGTCGTTCATCGCCTCAACAGAATCCACTTGGTCACCAGTAAGCACAAGCCCAAGCGCCTCTGCCTCCTGCCTCTGCACTTTTAATGCTTCGGCACCTTGGTTTAGAAGCGGCAACAGAGTGACGCCAGTTCTGCCAAAGATTTGATTGGCAGCGGCGGCTCGCTCGGCATCCGTGGCGAGTCCGCTGATAGCATCAGCAATCTGCTCGAAAGTTTCCTCGGCACCTTGCTCGCGCAATTTATTGATAGATAGGCCAAGCTCACCAAATATATCTGCGTCCGTGCCTTCTTCTAGTTCTCCAAGGCGAACAGTCATTTTTTGCAATGACCTAGCAAACTCCTCTGTGCTGACTCCAGACAACTGCGCGGCAAGGCCATACGCCTGGATAGCTTCCGCACTGACGCCAGTTTGATCGGCTAGTTTGCCAACGGCATCAATGGCGTTTCTGGCATCATCAAACAAACCCTTGGCCGACGCTGCCGCACTGCTTAGAGCACCTGCCAAAGCAGTTACGCCGTCAATCAACGCGCGCCCAATCTCAATGGTTTTGAGGATTGCCAAATCCTTTGCAGACTTTTTGCCTGCTTCAGCCATCGAGTCAAGTTTTTGGTTCACCTCGTTGACGCTTTTCGCCAGCCCTGCGGTGCTGGCTGAAATCTGCAATGCGAGGCCGAGTGCCGTTGTTGCCATCAGCTATCGCCTCCTAAGAGCTTGGCAAGCTGCTGCATTTTTGCAGCCACTTGCAGCTCGTGCTGCGGTGGTTCCGTGATTGGCACGAAGTCTGATGGCTTTGGCCTGCGGCCTGGCCGAGTGTGAGGCGTCAAGACTGCTGCCGCTATCACTCCAGCCTGGTGCCAGGGATCGTCTAGAGGCCCGCGAAAGTGTGCAACGTATGCGTACCATTCGCTCAGCTCGCGGCTGTCCATTCGTTCGCATAGCTCTGCCACCGTCATGCCAAGATGCCCAGCCAAAGCGAACAGGAACCGTCGCGTTGGCCGGGCATTTAGTTTTTTGCTAGCTCGTCAACTTGCTCAGTTGTCAAACCGTTCTGCTCGCGTGCAATCTCAAAAAGTCTGTTGATGACTTTGGAATCCTGAGCCGCCAGTTGCTCTACCTCACCATCGGAAAAAAGCCGCGTGCCATCTTCATCGCACAAACATTTGACTAAAAAGACGCTGCGGAAGTTTGCCACACCACCTTTCCCTTGCTTATCTAGCCAGGCAAGTTCCCAAGCATCACGCTCGCCAGCAGTCATCGTCCGCATGAATACTGGCGTGCCCCATTCTGGCACGTCAACTTTTTGAATCCTCTTGGTTTTGCTGCTCAGAATCGCATTTTTGATGTCCATTCAATCCCTCAAGTGATAATCGAAAACTCAGCCGAGTATCTCGTCACCCCGTTGAGATTTGCCTCGGCTGTCACATTTAAGCATACAGCATCAACAGACAACGACATCCCGCCTCCACTGATAATGAGCGTGCCAGCAGTGCCCCATATATTTGTGCTGATGCCGCCAAGGCATTCTAGGCTCACGCTGCCAGCTTCAGCCATGTATGCAACGTCGCGCGCAGTGGTATACCCACCACCGACAGACCACGAAAGTCCTGTGATTTCCGTTGCTGGCGAGCCGTTGAATGAAAACGATATGCCTTGCGAGACAGTTGCCACGATTGCCTCCCAGCCTTAGCTGGCAGCAACACGAAGTGTGGCACTGCCGCGAATCACGTCATTGATGGCAAGCGTAACGTTGGAACTAGCAACGGTTGCGGAACGACTCAGCGACAAACCGCCAGCAATAGTCAGAGTGCCGCTGGTGTTGGAAGGAATCTGAGTCGTGCCGATGTAGTCAAAGGAAATCTCGACGCCTGTATCGTCAACCGTTCCGATAAGCGGTGCGTCTTGGCTGGCGCGTTGCTCGCCGGTTGTTTGACCAAGGTGCGAAATGTCGATTCGGTCGCGAACGTCGTTGTAGTTGAGCGTCAGATTCGTGACGGTAAACGTTGTTCCGTCGAATACCAAGCTCGTGCCAGAACCGTCGTGCGGCGTTGTCGCCATTGGTTATGTCTCCTGCCACCAGATATCTAGGTCTATTTCTACTGCGAACGCTGGCGGCTTTTCGCTGCCTGCAAGCTGCACAAGCTCGTCGCGTTCTTCGTCCACGGTTGTTTGCTTGACTTCTGTATTGTCGAAAGTGCCGCGGTATCCATCCAGAACCGCACGCACGGCATCTGCCAGGCTGCGAACCTCATCGTAAGTGTCGGCATAGCACACGACGCTCAGCGACAGGCGAGGCACTCCAATTGGCTTCTGGAATGCTTGCTCTCGCTCTGTGCCCGTGCGACGTGTCACGATAAACGGCAACGCATCGTTTGGTGACGCATATTGCGCAAAAACGCGATGCCCGACATATTGAACAACGCTGGCATCTGAAATCAAAGCATTGCGGATATTCTTGTCTGGATAACGGACTGCCATTAGCCTTGCCCTCTGAATGGTCCAGCCATTTCCTTGGTGGCACTCACAATGGCAGCGGCCATTTCCTTGCGAATGTCTTGCTGCATTTTTGCCTTTGTTTGGCTGAATGCAGTCTCGATTGGAGGCTTGCCAGTGCGTCCACCAACCGGCATGCTCCCAAGCTGCACTTGCCCGCCAAGCGACGTGCCTTTCAAAAACGCCTTCGGCGGTGTTGGCCTTGTCACCAGAGCACCATTTCGCCTTCTAACGATGCCAAATGGCAGTCGAGAGTTGTACGAAGACGCAACACGGCCTTTTGTTTGTCGCTCCTTCGTGCCTTTTTCAATGAAGTGGGCGTGATAGCCACGCTCGTTGCTTTTTCTGTCAGATTCCACCTTCCCTCTAGGTGGCTTTGTGTATCCAGCGACAGCAACTCCAGCACCGTCTTTGACATACCGCTTCGTCTTCTTGCGGACAGCCTTCTTTAGATTTCCAGTCGGTCCTTTTGGCGTCAGTTTGCCAATCAGCTTGTAGGTTGGATCAATCGCGCGTCCCAATGCTGCGGCCATGTGCTTTGCAGCAATGTTGTTTGGCAGCAAGCTAAAAGCCTGCCGCAACTCTTCAAGTTTCGGCCACGCAATTTCCATTTCGACGCCCATTACGCCACCTGCTCTTGGCAAACTAAGACATGCTCGCTGCGATTGCCGTACTCCAGAACACTGACGACATCAAGCGTCCGGCTTCGCCATTGCAGCCGCATTTGATTAGTAAGGCCATCCAGATATCGCATCCGCACCTTATGCGTCACTTCAAACTGCTGCTGGCCGTACTGCAATGCCTCGCGACTGCTGATCCCCTCAACGCTGGCCCATCGCGTTGCGTATGTCGTCCAAGTCAGTTGCGACTCGCCAAGGTCTGATGTAGTGCGAGCAGGTTGCTGCACCGTTACACGCTCACGCATCTCGCCTGGCAGAATCATGCGTAGGAACCCCATTTGCAAGTATCTAGCAGAGCTTTGACGCCAAATGGAACGTCTTGCGGAACTGCTCCAGTCGCCACTGCTGCTTGCCTGTTTTCGTAGAGATGCCCGATGAGCATCAGCATTGCGTGGCGAATCGACTGCGGAACATCAGAACCGGCAGCACCGTACCCAGCCCACCACGTCACCGTGACAGAGTTCGGGTCGCTCAAGTGGCTCGGCCATGAACCACCGTAGACAGTGCGAATCCGGCCAGGCGTTGAATCCCTATCGACGCGGTAGCTTGATGCTGAGAGCGTTGTCGTCGTTGGCGTGGCCGTCCCTGAGCTGCCAGGGTCAAGAGCGTAGGTTACCGTGGTGGCCGTCAGCGTGCCGCTCGTTGCCATCGGTGGCCGTGGCAGCTCAAACTCGAAGGGGAACGTATCCATGCGCACTGTGAGTTGCTGCGAGACAAGTGCCCGGTCTAG